TTGCATCTTATGATGGTGCTTCCTTTTCTAGTAATGTTTGGTCTGATAATACCGGTTCATATGATACTAATGCATCTCGTGGTACAGTATCAATATCATCAAGTACACTAAATGGATACCCTATACTCGAAGGTTCAACAGCTGACGGATTACAATTTCCTTCTGGTGTATTGCCAGGTACGTTTACTTTTTTTCATGTGACACGTTATAACGGAACTGAAAAAAGAATATTTGATGGTGTCGGTAGTAACTGGTTGGATGGTTTTTGGTCTGGTAATGCAGGTGTGGCATATCATGATGGTTGGATTACATCTCAAACAGATCATCACGGCACAAACTGGGTTTTATCAACTTCACAAAACTCTTTATATAGATCGAATGGTATTACAAGAGGATCAAGCGGCGGTGGTTCTTCGAAGCAATTGGGCCTTAATCACGGTGCATTTGCTGGTAGTGAAGCATCTGATTGGCAATGCGCAGAAGTTATAGTCTTTGATAGACATTTAAATTCTACTGAATATGGAAAAGTAGAACAATATCTTTCATATAAATACGGAATTGATCTAAATGGTACAGTTGCAACTAGTTTACCATATTCTTTGCTCGCTGGACAAAGAGATACAAATGTATTTTCTATTTCTTCTGGTCACAATGGATCAATTCAGGATATCTATACCTCAGATTATAGAAAAAGAATTACAACTACGCGTACACCTCGTAGTGAATTACTTAGAGAAACAAGGAAAAAAATTACTACCACTGGTATTACCGGGATTTATAGCGGCAGTGATGCAGCACCTTCCGGTGGAGGTGGAGGAGGTGGAGGTGGTTCCGACTCTGCAGTAGCATCAACAATTAAACAGATTTGGTACTAAGATATGTCACTTAATAGAACACTCGCAGGACTCATTACAACTACTGGAGATGTCAAATCGGCATCACTTGATAACGCTGCTTCACTTACCGTATATGCCACAAAAGAAGATCTACCTTCGTCTGGTATGTCATCTGGTGATCAGGCCTATGTGACAGGAAATAGTAGATTCTATATTTCAAATGGTTCTGGTTGGTATAATGTTGCATTAGTGAATGCTACACCAAGTCTTTCTATTGATCCTACTGGAGCTATTGCTCTTTCAAATGAAGGTGCTACTACTATAATTACTTTAACTGCTACTGATTCCGATAATGCAGTTGCAGGATTAACATATTCAGTAGAATCTGATGGTAGCTTTGGTGGATTGGCTACAATCAGTCAAGATTCAAGTGTGTTCACTATCACACCACTAAGTGAAGATTCTGCAACCACTGTTGAATCTACATTGACATTCAAGGCATCAGATGGAATTAGTTTTGGATCCGGTACAAGAACACTTACTTTAAGTTTCAAAGTACAATATTCAAATTACACTACACTCTTAGCAAAAGCAGACACTACTGGTACAGATAACCAAATTGATGCTTCTACGAATTCTTATACAATAACTGAGAACGGCAACGTAACATCCACTGCGCTTTCGCCATATCATCCTGGTGGTTATAGTACATACTTTGATGGTACATCAAATTCTCAGATTTTAATCCAAGGTGAATCTACACTTGCTGTCGGCACTGGGAATTTTTCTTGTAGTTTGTGGTATAAATCTAATGGTGCATTAGAAGATAGAGTTATTGCGTCGTCTGTTGCTACTACTTCTACAACCCAACTTTATTGGAATATGTCTATAAGGAGTGATGGTGCATTATGGTTACAAACAAGAAGTACTGCAAACGGCGGCTTACAATATTTTGGTAAATCTGCCACTGGTCTTATCACTGCAAATACTTGGCATCACCTTGTTGTAGCAAGAATTGGTGGTGTTCATTATTGTGCAGTGGATGGTGTAGAAGATACTAGTGTAACACAAAATACCGCAACAATGAATATAACTGCACAAGAAATTGCCATCGGAGCATCAAATATTACTAGTTATCAGGCATACAATAAAGGATATATGAGAGATTTTAATTTCTGTGTTGGTGGCGTAGAGTATGATCTTTCAGCCGGTAATTATACTGTACCAGACGAACCTATAAGCCCTCATGCCAATACAAAAGTGTTAATGGCAAATAAACCTTATATTAAGGATACATCAGCAAGTCCACTTACAATAGATACTATTGGATCTGCAATAAAAACTGTTCGCGTTGGCCCATATGATTATCTCAGTTATGAAAAGGCAGATTATGGAGGTTCAGTATACTTAGATGGCACCGGCGATTATTTACAAACAAGTTCACCTGTCATTCCAGCATCAGGCAATTTTACAATAGAAACGTGGGTGTATATTACTAATACTTCATCAAGAAGAGAAATCGTTTCTCAATATGAGCCACCAGGAGAGGGCAGACTAACCGTTTGTTTAAATTCAGGTAATATTGAATTTTTTATAGGATCTACTCTAGGAAATGTTCTTATTACAAGCTCTGCAGTAAAAGCTAACACTTGGTACCATATTGCTGCAGTTCGATCTAGTAACAATTATTACTTGTATGTTAACGGGCAGCTAGTGGGTTCAAACACTGGTGGAAAAAACATATCAATTCAGCAAGCATCGTATAATACAACAATTGGTGTATTATATAATAACGGTTATCTAAATTATATGTTAGGATATGTTGCAGATGTAAGAATTGTATCTGATGCAGTGTACACATCTGAATTTACACCACCAACTGCACCATTAACTGCAATTACAAATACAGAATTACTTACTTGCACAAACAAAAATAAATTTTTTGATGCTTCAGCCAATGCTCCGGTTATGACTCCTGGTGGGAGTGTAGCAGCCAATTCATCAGAAGTAGCTTATACAGGAAATTCAATTTATTTTTCAACTAGATCAGATGAAATATCAGGTAATGGAACTTTAGCAGCGTTTAATACTCTTCCAGGTGATTTTACAATAGAATTAGAATGTAAATTAACTTCCTCTAATATGGCATATGCATTTGTTTTACAGTTGTATTCTGGATCTAATAATGATAACGCAATTATTAGATTTGGAGATTCCGGATTTGGTTATCACTTACAGTTTGTTATCAATAATGGTGGCGGCACTGGTGCAGTTTACAATATTAACTTAGTACAATCAGATTTTACTAGTGGTTTTAGGCATATTGCATGGACTAGAGAAAGTGGTACTAACAGAGTGTTTATTGATGGAACACAATATAATGTTGCAACAGGGACAAACCCTTCTACATTTACAAATGCTTCTTGGTCAGATTCAACCACAATTAGTTTCAATAATGCAGATGGTATTCGTATAGGACAAGCCTCTTATGCACCACTTGGATACTTGCAAAACATAAGAGTTACAAATGGTCTTGCAAGATATACTGGTAACTTTACACCACCAACAGCTGAATTTGGCGGCTAGTTTAATTCAAAAAACATATAAATAGTCAAAAGAATTTTTACACGTCGGAGACTATTTTATGGCACCACCTAATTCCAGACAGACTTTGATTGACTATTGCCTTCGCAGACTCGGTGATCCAGTCCTTGAGATTAACGTTGATGAAGATCAGATTGAAGACCGTGTAGATGAAGCAATACAGTATTATCAAGAATATCACTCCGATGCATCTGTTCGCACATATTTAAAGCATCTTGTTACTGCAACAGATGTTGCAAATGAATATATTCCAATATCATCTGATATATTATACATTTCAAAACTGTTTCCTATGTCATCTTCATTTGGAACTTCATTTAATTTTTTCGATATTAAATATCAAATGATGCTAAATGATATTGCGGATTTACAAAATTTTGCAGGTGACCTTGCTTATTATGAACAAATGCAACAATATCTTTCAATGTTAGATATGAAATTAAGTGGCACACCACAAACACAATTTTCGCGACACCAAGATAGATTATATGTATTTGGAGATTTTAAAGACGGTGATATTCAAGTTGGAGAATATCTTGTAGCAGAAGTTTATACTGCTCTTGACCCAGATTCACACACTTCAATTTATAATGATTTATGGCTAAAAGAATATACTACTGCTCTCATTAAACAACAATGGGGAATGAACCTTATTAAATTTGAAGGTGTTCAATTGCCTGGTGGCGTAGTATTAAATGGTAGACAACTTTATGATGATGCATCAGCCGAAATAGAAAATTTAAGACAAAGAATTAGAGATGAGTTTGAATTTCCGGCTGACTTTTTTGTAGGTTAATATGGCACGTAATTTTTATTTTTCGGAAAAGGTTAGATCAGAAATAAACCTTTATGAAGATTTAATCATAGAGGCTTTACAAATTTATGGTCAAGACGTTTATTATTTACCGAGAACAATTGTAAACGAGGATAAAATATTTGGTGAAGATCCTTCATCCAGATTTTCTAGTTCATATAAAATAGAAATGTATATAGATAATGTAGAAGGGTTTGATGGAGAAGGTGATCTATTTACCAGATTTGGTGTAGAAATTAGAGATGAATGTACTTTTGTAGTATCAAAGCGCAGATGGTCTGCACAGGTACAAAGAGCAGATAATGATATTCAAGGTGATAGACCAACTGAAGGTGATTTAATTTATTTACCTTTAACTAAATCATATTTCGAAATCAGACACGTTGAACATGAACAGCCATTTTATCAAATTGAAAATGTGCCAGTTTATAAACTTCGTGCTACTCTCTTTGAATATACCGGTGAAGATATGGATACTGGTACTGCAGAAATTGATTCTATTGAACGCGATTATGCATATCAATATAAACTTTCACTTCTTGCACCTAAACATGCAACAGTTACAGCGAGCATTATATAATGGGAAGAATATCAAGCCTTTCAATTCTGGATTCTGGCAATTACTATACGTTTAATCCTACAGTATTGGTTGGTTTACCTACAGCTGAATCTGGTGGTGCTGCAGCAACACTTTTAATGGATTCAATTACTGGATCAATAACTTCAATTAATCTTACTGATAGTGGTAATTACTATATTGCTCCGGTTAATGCAACTATTACATATGATAGTTCTGATAGCGCAGGTGGTATTAAAACTACTGCAACAGTTATCACACCGTGTTTGGTAGATTCACATGGCCAAATTACATCTGTGACAATACCTACAATTACTTCATATGGTAACGAAGTAATTACATTTGATTCTGCCATTGGTACTGTTTATGATTTTAGAGCCACTGCAACTGCAACAATTGATTCTGCTATTGGTTCGGTAAATTCTGTTACTCTTGTATACGGCGGTGGCGGATATGATTCTGCTCCATCTATATCATTTAGTGGTGGTAGAAATATTAATTTTGATAGTTCATATATTATAGGAGATAATATTACACAAACATTATCTTCTGGTGTAGAAATACGAGGAGAAGTACAAAGATATCAATTGGATTCTGCAAGAGATTCTAGCAGATATTTGTATTTAGCTCACGTTGGTGCCGATGATGGTGAATTTAGATCGTTCGTAGAAGATATATCTATCAATAAAACATACCCTGCTAATACTTATGGCTTATTAGTGACTGCAGTTAATGAAATAAATACCATTTCTGAAACTGAACAAAATGAAGAATTTACAGCAAATTATGTAGATGACTTCCTAGATTTTAGTGAAGATAATCCATTTGGTGATCCGGAGAATCAATAATGTTTGGTAATTATTTTTATCACGAACGAATTAGAAAATCGGTAGCCATTTTTGGTCGTTTATTTAATAACATATATGTTGTCCGTAAAGATGCATCTGGTGGTGTATTAAATCAATTGAAAGTACCATTAGCATATGCACCTCGTATGAAATATTTGGAAAGAATAAGAGAAAATCCAAATCTTGAAGATGATACAAGAGTTGCAATTAAACTACCCCGGATGTCATTTGAAATTACAGATATTAATTATGATCTTACCAGACAATTAACAAAGGTTAGCAATTTTAATACGAAAGGCGTTTCTTCGGATAAAAGACAAAAATTTTATTCACCAGTACCATATAATATTGGGTTCCAATTAAACATATATGCAAAAAGTCAAGATGATGCTTTGCAAATGGTAGAACAAATTTTACCCACTTTTAATCCTCAATATACAGTATCAATATATCCTTTTAAAGACATATATCCAAATTTTGTAGAAGATGTTCCTATTGCAATTACTGGTGT